TTTATAGGTTGTTCAATTGCTACCAACTCATCGTGTTTTAACGAAAAGAATTTGTTAAAGTTTTTCGGTTTTTGAAACCAATCTAATAAGACATTTCCATCTTCTAAAAACTCTACCATTTCTTCTTTGGTGCATATTGTAGTATTACCTATTTCACCTTCGGTTTCTTTGAGATATGCATCTCTCATTCTTTCTTTTAGATATTCTTTTAAGTCAATCATTTTGTCAGCTTGTGACTTTGATATTCTTAAACACTTCTCCAAATAGTTTTGGAGTGTCTCATGCATTGCAGTTCCAAAGATTGAATGTATGTTAGAAGAGTTTTCTCCTAACTTATCTATGTATGCTAATTTGTATTGATGTGGACAACTATGCCACATACTATATTGTGAAAATGATACTCTTGCCATAATATATCTAATATAAGACAAATAATTGGATTTACCAAATTATATCTTGAGTTTCAATTTAGTTATTTGCTTTTTATCAATACCATATTTTTCACAAACATATTTCATATATTCTCTACCTTCTCGTGTTGAATAAAGAACTTCCAAATATTCAATTGCCTGATTTTCTGAACAATCATATTCTTTCTTTAATAAGTCAACTATGAATTGTTCGTATTTATCTTCTCCTTTACCTTTGATATATTTCAAAAAATATTTACCCTTCGGAATAACACTAATATATAACTTATACATTTCTTTTGGTTGCAAAGTTTGTGTTAATGGCAATAGAGATGCTACCAACTCAACCCATTCAGGTTTCATTGATAGAAATCTATTTATCATAAAATTACTCCAAGTCTTAACATCCTCATCGGATAGTTTGTCAAAATATTTTGGGTCTTGTATGGTAGTTATTGCATTGATATGGTCAAACAATTTTGCTGCCATTATTCTGTTATTTTTGTTTCTTGTAATTCTTGTGGTAATAACTCATTCAATGGAGCTCCACAACTTGCACATACATACAATTCAATCGGCATTACCGAATCTTTTGGTTGACCTGTTAAAAGACGAGATATCTTTTTAAATCGATATGCTGGTAGGAAAATCTTTCCACCACACTCACAATTCATATCTCTTGCATCGTTTAAATTAAAATTCATTGGTAATTGTCCTTGTCCTTGTTCCATTTTGTTTATTTTATAATGTTTAATATTTGTATAATTGTTGACATAAATACGATTTCCTTATCTACTACCAATGCATCTTTTGAAAGACCATCTGCAATAGTTAGAATCACATTTGCTACATTTCCGGTTGCATATTCATCAACTTTGTCGTATAACATTGTATACATTTCGGAATAGTCATTTAATTTGTTATCTGCTACTGCCTGTCTGATATTCATAAACAAATTTCTCTTATCGTCATTTGATTTCAATAAGTCAATAAGTTTACTTGCAAAGTTTGACTCAACCATAATTCTATGGTCTACTTTCAATTCACCTTTTGCAGATTGTAATTGACAAGTATTAAGTATTCTTCTAATATCTGGGTAATATGAATTAATCACATCAGCCATATTCTTTGGTTCATACTTAATCTTTTCAGCATCTAATATCTTTGCTACCTGAACTGCTACATCCTTTTTAGTTGGAGGTGTGATTGCGAAAGATTGACATCTACTTTGGATAGGGTCAATGATTTTCTCAATGTAATTACAGGTTAAGATGAAGCGACAATGCTTACTGAATGTTTCCATTAAGTTTCTCAAAATGGCTTGTGCTCCCGGTGTCATATAATCAAACTCATCTAATATGATTACTTTGAAACCTGCAAATCCAACGGATGATGCGAAATTCTTAACTTTCGTTCTTACCGTATCAACATTGTTTTCATCCGATGCGTTGATAATCATAAAGTCACATTTAATTGTGTTTACGATTAGTTTAGCAAGTGTGGTCTTACCAGTACCCGCTTTTCCGTATAACAACAAATGTGGTATATCATTTGCATCTAAATACTGCTGAATTGTTTCTTTGATAGTTTCATTACCAACATAGTCAGCAAGAGTTTGTGGGCGGTATTTCTCCACCCACAAGCTATGTTCTTTTTTATTGTTTTCGTTTGCGAAAAAACTCATATTATTTTCCAGTTGAACCGAATCCGCCTTCGCCTCTTTCGGTGTTATTTAATTCTTCTACTTCTTCAAACTCAATTGGTGGATATGGAATAATTGTAAGTTGACAAATTCTATCACCAACTTTATAATTATCCAATGCATTATTACTTACTCCTTGTATTTTCTTAAAGGTGGCCTGTATTTCACCTCTATAACCACTATCTATTACACCCACCGAATTACTCAATTGTAAGTTTGTTTTTCTAATCGATGAACGAGGGAATACCAATCCTACAAATCCTTTCGGAATTTCCATTGCAATATTCGTTCCGTATGTAATAGAATCCAAAGTTTCGTTTATGATATGTGTTGCTACCATATCCATACCTGCATCTCCATCTTTTGCGTAAGTTGGAATTACTGCATCAGGACTAAGCTTCTTTATTTTGACTTGCATTCTCTCTTTCTTTTTTTGTTTCTTCACTAATTGGTCTTGGGAAAATTCTAAAAGACATTCCATTTTGTTGGAAGTTTAATCCTTCACCCTCTTTTGGTTGAATTTGTAAAGTCAATGGTGTAGCTGTTTCACCTTCATTTGAAAAAGCAAATACTATTGGTTCATTGTTAAAGAATTGAAAACACCATTCTGCATCCGTAATTGGTTGTGCTTCTGGAATATTTACTTCTTCTTGTGGGGGTAATTCATAACCAACTTCTGTTGGGAATAATTCTAATTGTTCACTCATTTTTTATTAATTTGAAATTTCTACTAAATAATATTTACACACAAAATCATCAATTTGGAATTCAACATTTGATAATCCGTCAGTTGAAACTTTTAATTTTGCTGATGTTGCTTCTTTGTTTGCTGTTAAGATTTCTTTCAAATACTTTGCTGAGAAGGAAATTGGTTTTACTGTTTCAGAATAATCTTTTTGTGCAGTAAATGTAACTCGGTTTGTAGAGATGGAAGAATAACCAATTGCCATCTTCAAATCACCACCTTCGGTAAAGATTGTGAAAGTATCTACATCACTCAATGCACCCTTTGCTTTGATAAATTTGTCAATCATGTTAGAGGCCATATCGATGGAAATACCAAAATCGGGCAATGCTTTCAAATCTGGAACAGGAGGAATAACTCCCAAATCTGCTAATTGATAAGATGTTTCGGTTTCGTCAGACGATAACTTTAATGATACCGATTTATCACCAGCTTTATCAACTTTTAATGTTAAGTCGTTGTCTAATACACCAATCATATTTTTCAATAATGATGTTGTGTAAATACCTACATTCATTGATGTTGATGTGTAAGCGTTAAACTCCACCTCACCTAATAATGTTTTGTCATCTGAAATAAATCTAACCGATAACTTTGTTCCCTCTGCATTCCATGCTACTGATTCAATAAGTCCACCTAGTGAATACTTTTGAATGAATTTTAATAAATTGTTTTTGTTCATTTGTTTTAAATTTTATGTTTGTTAAATATACGAATAATTTTTTACATTTCAAATTTTTCTTTAATATAATTGTAAAGATTTTTTGCATATGCTTCATTTTGGCCAAATGAGGCATGGAGTTCTTCATCCGGTAAATTTGGGTATTGACCATCAAATCTATTTTCATCGGTGTAATCGGTTCCGAGAAATGTACCATTCCAAATAAATGGAATTTCTCTTGCTTTTAAAAAATTTGTTATTAAAATATGGTTTTTATACCAGTTTATAAAATCTTCATTTTTGTTAGATGTTGATGTCATATTTGCCCAAGTAATTCTACCAGCTTTTTCTATATCAAAATATCCCCAAGGAGTATTTGAATATGGTTCAATATCACCATTTTCTTTATAATATTCTCTTCTATGTGGGTAAGTATACATTGCCAATACTATTGATGGTTTCATCTCATCTACCCAAGTTATTATACTCCTAGCAATATAGTCATTACTTCTGCCACTTATACCCAAGTTTAGGTCAACACCATTTGGTATCATTCTGGATAAATAATATGACCAAGTCTGTCTATCATGTACACCAATACCTTCGGTATGCGAACATCCGACTGACATTATCTTTATTCCTTTCTTTTTAGGAGAATCTCCTCTGAATCCTAACTCATTGAAAGTATAAAAACATCCGTTTACGTCGGAACCATTTCCTAACATTTCTCTATTTTTTCTTTCTTCTAATAGCCACTTATAACTGGCTATGTCAAACCCTTCCGGTTTCCAAAAATTTAAACTTTTCATAATTAAAATGCGAAAAACTTTTTTGCTGTTTTTGTATCTGCGGTGACTTTATCCCACTTCAATGCGTTATAAAAGTCATCTAATTTGTTTTCTAATTCTGCTTCAAATATCTTATCTCTATCGATATAAGTTTCTACGAAATCCATAATCTCTTTTGGGTCGTTGTAATCTTTGAATGCAAGTGTGTCCAATCCCAATGGGTTATTTCTTAAATAAACCCACTTAACCTTATCACCATCCCTAATGGGTTCGTGCTTATATGGTGCGTTAAAGAATTTTAATAAACGATTATATGCAATACCAGCTTTAACGTGTGCAGGTGTTCCTTTCTCAAATGTTGCAATTGATGACCCCGTTTTCCAACTACCATCATCATACTTACTCAATTCTTTAATTGCTCCACCTTTTGCTATTACATTTACAGGAAGTGTTGGTAAACTTTTCTTAAAGGTTAATAATGTATCATCAATATAATCATTATCTTTACCCATCAGAATGTCTTTTAACATTGTAGACATAAACTTTTGGAATGCTTTTGGGAATGATGAACGTACTACATCCAATCCTTTCACATCTAACTTATCACATGGAATACCGTTTTTCAAAATCATCCATTGTGCATATCGTTTTTTTGCTACCCAAAATCCTGCTTTACTGATATATTCTTTCTTAATTTCAAATCTATGTTTCTCTTTTGGAATAAAGAAAAATCTCTCTGCCAATAAATCATAGAATGAATTTAAGAATGATTGAGTTTCCTCTGCAATAGTGTTTACCTCTTGCGCCATTCTGGTTTCATCAAACTCTTTATATTCTGGGTATCTGTGTTTTACCAAAGGTTCTGCCATCATATAAATTGAGTCCGTATCAATATAAACATTGTAGTCATCGGTTGTTCCCAATTCTTTCCAATATTTTCTATTTGCCATCTCAGCCGTCTTTTTAATTACGACTTGGCCTGTTAGTGTCACCGCCTCTGCGTTATCCACATCATAGAAACGAAATGCCGGCAAACCTAATACACCATACATTGAGTTCAAAAGAATTTTTTGAACGTGTTGTCTTTTACCATAGAACTCATATAATTCCGTATTCTTTTCCTCACCATATTTCTTTTCTAATTTACGATATTCAACCCTCTTTTGAAACCATGTGTTTAGGATATCCGCAATCAAACCTGGTTTATCTTGCATATAAAGAACCCCATTAGCTGCT